TGTGGCGGTTGTGATTTGCTCTATGGTATCACCCAAGCCGCTTGGCTTCTTTGTACGCTTCGTAGGTGTCTTGGCAGTCTTCTTGGATTCGCTCTCTTGCATTTTTTAGTGTGTTGAAAATTGATCTTGCTGAAATCTTGGTCTCATCCGCTAACGTGCGAATAGACATATCGGTGTTGTGGTATAGTGCAAATATCTTTTTGTCGTACCAATGCCAGTCAGTTTGGGTTGACCACACCCTGTCGTAAAGTTGGATGAGTTGCACCTCTGCATCTTCATTGGTGTCCTCGTAGATAAACTCCTCAAGGATGTCCACATCTACAAACTCAAACCTTGCCCTCTGGCGCATCAGGGTGGCGTACATATTGCGGAGCGTAACGTAGACAAAGAAGGTGTTGACCTCCGTCTCGTTGTACATTATCTTCTCTGCGTCATCAACGTATTTGTACAATCTGACGTACATCTCCTGCACAAGCTCTTGAGCAAGGTCATCACTCGCTCCAAAGCTCTTGCACATACGAATCCAATCCGTCTGCCGCTTTGCTAATACTGCGAGGAGTCCCAAGTGATTTCTACAATTACAACAAACAGAGCAAATTGCACCGTGTGCATCACAATATCTTCTTCAAGGTAGTCGGTCTTTGACCAGTTAGCCCCTACGATAAGCCCATAGATTGGGTAAAGTCCTACGTTAAAATTCATCAAATGTGCGTTTAAGAGTTAGATACAATTCCTTGTATTTAGATAACTCCGCAACGACTTCATTGAGTTTATTTAGTTCCTGCTCCATCGCTTCAAAGTCGGGCTTGTCAATCGTTGCCATAGGGTTTTCTTCAAGAACGCAGCAGGCTACCTTGTAGTAGTGCTGATAGTCCCCGTAGATTAGTCGGTCTTTGTGCATCCTTACGGCATAGGCTACCGAGCTATGGTCTTTGTCTATGGCCTCACCCAGTTCGTGGAGCGTGGCGTGGTTGCGGAATGCTGATACGAATGCTGCTCTTGCAGTAGATTCTTTATGTGCGCGGCTGCCGTTATCAGAAAAGCCCAAGCGGGCGAAGTATTGTTCTTTAGATACTTTTAATTGGCGTATTTCAAATGGTCTCATTAGCATTTGCAGCGTTTCGCTCTGCCCTCGTTGTAATTGGTTATTATTTTAGTTATCGGCATAGTGAAGTGCTTGTGATCTTTTAGTCTTTTGAACTTCATCTCACTCGCCCATTCCACTAAATTGTCATCTTTGTCTTGTACGATAGTGTAGTCCACCACGAGGTAGTCCACCCCATCTACTGCAAAGCATTCGTACTTCTGAAAGGGGGATAGTATCTGCCTCATAGATTGTCCTCTATTATACCTTGCAGTCGTTGTATCTCGTAGTGCATCTGCTCGCTATCAACTCGCAGCTTGGCGTTGGCAAGGTACATCTCGTTCATCTTGCCTTCGGTGAATTGTCGGTAGTCAATAAACTGCTGCAAGAGAAGGTCTGCGTAATGGCAGCTCATAACGTGGTGAAGCAGGTCATCCTGTACTTCCCTGCCGTTTGCTTTGTCTGCTGCTTGCTTCGCCAACCACATCGCAGTACCCGCGAGCATCAACTGCTTCTCCCTAATGTATAGGTCGTGTGAGTCATCAGAAGGGTACATCAGTCGCAGGTGTTTCATCTAATTTAATTGGCAGCAAGTTACGCCCGTTGATAACAAAACCAACATTACCTAATACGCTCTGTAAAACAAGCGGTGTTTCAAGGGGCGTTATGCGCCCTCCCGACTCCATCTCCTTGACTTTACGAACGTGGATGTGCGTGTATATCCAATCTTGAGGATGAGCAGCAAAACGGTGAATCACAAGTACACAATCGCTGCGGTTGCCCCACTTGCCTCCACCTTCAATATCAGATGTATTTGGAGGCATCGCCATCCCTTCGTACGGGTGGCCTTTGTAGAATGTCTTGCGCATTGCTTCGGTTACAGGGTGAGCGTTCACTATTGTTGTGACGTTGTTTTTATGAGCAAAGACCCGAAGGGCAGAGGCTACCTCATAGTGATATTCGTGCATCCCTGTCTTTCCAAGTTTCTTTTGGTCGGTACTTAAAGAATTGTAGGGGTCTATTAAAGCACCTGTGTAGTTCCACTCATTCTTAATAGAGTTCATTACCTCAAGAAGTTCAAATGCGGTAAATAGCCTGTTGCCGTCTATAAATTGAAAGTACTCGTTGATAAAGTCCAACTTGCGGTACATCATACCTTCATCAATTCCTTGAATCGGTTTGCATACCAAGAACTCAATGAGCTTCCGCTTGAGGCTTGGGACTTCGTTCTCTGCGGAGTAGATAAGCCACTTTTTGCCGAAGTTATACGACTGAAGCAGCATAAGGTAAAGCAGCGTGTGGGTCTTGCCCACGTTAGCGTGGCCTACTACTACCACAAATTCACCGTCTTTAAGTCGAAGGTATTGGTCTATCTCATATACACCAAGTTTGCCCGTGTCGTAGTACTTGCCCTTGAGCGCACGGTTCAGGTATGGTAACGAAGATTCGTTAGATAGTAAGTCGGGATGTATCATTGTTTCTAATTGGTTGCAACAAATATAACAAAATAATTGACATAAAAAAACCCCTCCGTAGAGGGGCTTCACGCGACGACCTATTTAAAAACCAATCAGAAAGGGTCGTTGCGATTTGCAAAATGCTCAGTGTGTGAGGCAGGAGCTGCGCTCGCACCTGTCATCCAAGCGTTAAAGGTCTCTGCGTTAGCAAGGATGGTGTTAACATCGTGCTTCGCAGCACAAGCGTATTCAACCGCAGCCTTTAGAGCCACTTGGCGAATGATTGAAAGTGAGCGCTCATCGTTATTTTTAGGCGCAGATGAAGATGCTGATGAAGCTGATGGTGTGTACCCTCCACCGCCAAAAGAGTTAGGGCGTTGGATTTTCACCGTGCCTTTCTCGTTCTTGGTGTACTCAACCTCATCGCCTACTGCGTAGGGAGGGGTCTGTGATTTAGCAAAGGCAGTACCGAAGTCGCCATTGTCGAAGCGAATCTCTAACTTAAAGAGGTCTTGCCATTGCCCTGTTGGGGTGATTGAAATAATTTTAGGCATAGTATAGATTGGTTTTAGATAAATAGAATTGATTGCTGCTGCAAAACCTCAATATGAGCTTGAAGCTCTGCTACCTTGTTTTGAAGTGCTTGGATTTGTGCTTGTTGCACTTGCACCATTTCGGTGTAAACGTCTGAAGAAAAAGATAAAGTCATAACTGATTGGTTTTAAGTTATGCAAATATACAACTTATTCTGATACCAACAAACCCGTGAACGTAATTTCTGCCGTGTCCTTCCCAATACTTTGGTCGTGAACCAACTTTAAGGAATGCACATACTTGCGTGAGTCATCCTTTACACCACCCCAAGTCTTGAATGTGTCAAGGGCAAACTTCACCGCCATTATCGCATTGTCAATATCGTATCGGTAATTGACCTTGCAATGGATGTGGACATCCTTTATCTCTTGCAGGTCATATTTCTCAAGCTGCGACATCACCTCTTTAGATACCAACTCCTTTGCCTTCACACGGGCAGTCCAATGCTTGGATGCATAAAAGGCGTTGAGGCTTGGAACCTTGCCTACTACGACCTTGTAGGTTAGTTGTCGGGAATCAGATAGCCGCATTGGATGGCGAAGTGCAGGTCTATCTTGGCAATCTCACCGAGTAGCTCCTGCTCTTTATATTTCGCCTGTTGGCGAGCTTGGTATGTGGCTTCGCAGTTAGACATCAGCGTAGCGCACTCCTCAAGGATGAAGTCTATCTTTCTGCGTTTGGCAGGGTTAGTATAGTACTGCATATCGGCTTGTTGTTGTTTGGCTTCCTTCGCTTGTTGCGCTAATGGTTTGCTGCTCATCTTGGCGTTCAAGTTCAAATTGTAGGTGAGCGATGGCCTTGCGGATGTCATCGCAGATAGGATTATGCGGTTTCTTGCCTGCTCGCATTATGTAAGTGAGGGCAGTTCCAAGATTGTAGTTATCAGGTTGGAAGTCCATCACCACATCCTTCGCCTCTATCTTCAACTTCAATCCGATGTAGTACTTTGGTGTCATTAGCCAAAGGTACATCATCCCAATAAATGTAGATGTGGTCATTCACTATTTAGAATTATTACAAATTAGCATAAGGGCTTTGCTATGTCAATTTTATTTTGTTTTTTATCAAAGTTGAATAGTTAACTTACTTAACTTAACTAATTAATCAACTATTAACTTGATTTAAATTAGTAGTTAGTCAACTTATAGCTTAACTAAGAAATCAACTAAATAAAGAAGTTGCGTTTTAACGCATCTAAATACATTAAGACATAAAACTATACCTCTTTAGGTATAAAGTCACTTAGAACGCCCCTATTATATCTTAAAGGGTATAATTACTCGGTGAGTTTATCTACCCAACGCTTCACGATGTAGCCACCCACCAAAATAAGCATAAGCAAAACTGCTGCTCCCTCAAGAGTCCATCCCCTCTGCTTCTTCTCCTTTGTGAGAATCTTGGTTTGTGTTACTCGGATGGTATCGGGCAAGCAAGTTGCCTCAACCAATACCTTTCGGTCGATGTACTGAAGTTGAAGGCGTACCTTGTCTTGGTAGATTGTCGTGTCCTTGTAGAGTTCGAGCGTGTCGGTCAGGTACTTTGTCTGCGTGACAATTACCGTGTCCCTTACAACTACACTCTGAAGGACGGGTTTCACAGTAGCGCAACTGCTAACTACCGCAAGAGTCGCAGTCAGCAGGATTGTCCACATTGCAAGTCGGTTGGGGTTTAGTTTCGAGGGAGTCAAGCCATTCATCAAAAGAGGAGGTATTTAGTTTTGCCATTGTGCTTAACTGCTTTTAGAATTTGTTTTCGGTTCTTGGTATTAGAATAACTAACGTGTACCCACGATGGCGCAGTATCAGAGCCAAATTCCCAAATGAGTTGGTCAAAGTCTAAATTGTCCTTTATCCAATGGAACAACACATCGTTGCCTCCATCAAACTTTAGGTCAGCCGCCTGCGCTTGAACGTGCTGCGAGGTCTTCGCTCCCCCTACTTTGCTATTCACCGCAGGGCTGCGGTATGCACTCGTTACTTTCACCGCACCTAATGCGTCTCTTGTGGGTTGTAAGACGTTTTCTGCAAGCGCACGGAGGTTGGGTTCCAAGTGCTTGGGTA